GCGCGGGCTTTAGGCGGTGATGTGGAGGTAAAAAGCCCCCCAGTCTCTCAGTCAACGGGTGCCGAATTTATCATCGACGTGCCAACCGTGGAAATCCGGACCTCCTCTTTGTCCACTCCCCGGACCCCCCCCGGAAACTTCGCTAAACCCCGGCAGCAGGAGCACGTATGAAAAATTGGACAAAGCAAAACCCCCGAATGCCACCCAATGACCAAATCGGAAAACATCGCGGGGGTTTGCCTACGTTGAACTGAACGTAGGCGCAAAGCCTATCACATGAAATTGGGAATTATTCCGCTGCGGCTTCTGCTGCTTCACCTTCCGGTGCAGTACGGTACTCAAACTCACACTGGCATCGCGCTAGGCATTGCCGCTGTCCTATGGGCGTGAGTGTGCCAATGGGTTGCCAATCCTTACCAGCCTCATCAAAGCATTCCTGGCAATGGTCAGCGTCAGGTTCAAGGAAGCTGCGTTCCTCTTGTGCGCCTGCGTGCTGCTCACGCTGCGCTATGGATTGCGTGTAGGTTGACCAGCCAGCTTCGCCATACATCTTGGCTCTATCTACCATCCCATCACCTTTCGGCACTTGCCCTGACTCCACATTGAGCGCGAATCGGCCAAGAAATGCATATTGATTGCGTATCAGTGCGCCAAGTAGACCGCGCTGGCGTGCACCCATCATCTCCTTGCCGCCAAAGGCTAATTGTGACATTGCCGAGTGCGTTGCCTTGACGCCTTCACGCATTGCCACTGCCCATTCCTCAAATGTGATGGAGCCTTTAACGTAGGATTCGGTGAGTGCTTCTAATGCCGCTGCGGATTCATCGACAATGGCAAGGCCAATGCGCCGTTGTTCGGCAGGCGTGACCACCTTGCCATTAGGCTTGATGTATCTGCGTCGTACAGGGTCGTAGGTGTAACCTTCAGGCACATTGTCACTCGTGATTCACTACTACTTTAGGCTTTGCCCTGATCATTGCAGCCGCTTCCGTCTGCCCAAGTTTCAGCAGCCACGGAACGGCAGCATCAAGCACCGCATCTGAGCCTACTGCGTCAGGATCAGTGGCCTTCACGCCCTTCTGTGCGTCTTCCAGGGGTATTTCAGGAACAGGTGTGTCGGTAGGTTCTGCCATCGCATCCTCATCAGGTTGGGCATTAGGGTCAGGTTCGGGGCTGGCATAGACTTCATCTTCAGGCTCGAACTCATAGCCTGCCATCTCACGCACCTCACTGCGCTTCAGCCAGCCGCCTTTATACGCAACGCTCAGACGGTTGTATAGCGCATCCTGATCCTCACTCAAGGCTCTGACTGCCGTTAGATCAAACCTGAACTGGAATTTGCTTATGTCCTTCTCGAAATCCGGCAGCAGTTGCGTGGTCAATTCTTCTTCAATGTAGCGATACAAGGGAACCAGGTAGGATTCCGTGGCATATTCCACAAGTTGCCTGGCATTGCTGTATGTGGCCTTGTCCAAGCCTGCGCCATATCCAAGCACAATGGCAGGGATGCCAATGACCGCGCTCAGCCGTTCTTCCGGTAGTCGGCGAAGCTGCGCAAGGTTTAGATCACTTGGTGAGAAGCCCACCTTCTCCACATTGACCGCTGCGCCTGACACCCACGCCTTGCCACGATTGTCGCCCTGCGTCTGCCTCAAGTACTTCTCGCGCACATCATTGGGGTCAAACTGATATGCATTCACATTCTCTTTGAGGCTGATGACTACAGGTGGCACTGCGCCATTCTTCATCAGCAATGCAGAGTAATTGGCAATTTCCTGATCGGTGTATATCTCACGCATTACGCTTGCCACAGGTGAGATGCCAAGCCTCGTATTGTTTGGGTCAATACCATCCCTGAAATGAATCACGTCGTCCTGGTCAAATACCTGCGTATTGCCTTCAACCTTGTACTCATAGCCTGAGATGAACTTGGAGCCATCAGCAGGCCACAGCGGTCGCATCATCTGTGGCGGCACATACCAGAGCTCAGTGACGATGCCTGCCTTGTTGCGCACCTTCAGCACATATGGATTGCCTGAGACTATCCACGAATATGCATATGCCTTGCACAGCGTAGTGCCTGCATAGAACTCATTGGGTTTGCGCCATAGCCTTGCAGCCGGATGCTTAGGCACAGGCGTTTCCATTCCTTCGCTGTCAATTTCGACTACATTGAGTGGTGCTTCAGGTAGTACACGCCCAAGCCAGTTAACCGCCGCAACCACGAGTGATTGCCCGCCCAAGTGGCCAACCTCAGTGGTGTAATCAATGGTCCTGCCGTGCCAGCCATCATTCAGCACATTCCAGATAGGCAGGACATTGCTGCTTATGCCACCACCACTGCCAGTGAACTTGAGCGCATCCTTGAAGGCAGCCCACACACCACGTGTACGAGTAATCGCCTGACGCACACCGAGTGGGCGTGAGGGTAGCTCATATTGCAGTTCGTCGTTATTGCTCATCCTGACACCGCCCACACCCTCGTGCTCGTGATTGCACGCCACGCAAGCGCACGTGCGACAACAGTGTCATCGTGTAATCCCTCTGGTGCGGCATAGCTGATGCGCTGCGTATTAGCGGCCACCTTAGATTCAAATGCGTGCAGCTCTGCCGTTGCCGCTGGTACGTCCAGCCACCTGCACTCGCTACGTTCAAAGGCAAGTGCAAGTGACTGGATGAGGGGCGGTTTGGATGCCGATGTAGTGGTGAACGGAATGACTGGCAATCCTTCACGCTGCAATGCCTCAATGTTTGGTGAGCCTATGGAGTTTTCTTCAGCCTCGATGTGTGCCACATTCCATCGCTTGGCAAGTGCGTCTAATCGCGCTCGTTGAAATGCCCAATCAATCTTGTTGAAGCGATCCAGTGCAACCTCGAGGCGGCATTCATTGCACACTACTGACAAACATGTGAAATCGTTTTTCTGCGCCCAATCTACTCCCATCACTATGCGATGCCCTGCGTGATCTGATGGCTGTGCATTCATTGGTGCAGTCAGGTTGGCAAGGATGTTGCGAAACACTGCGCCTTCACCCTCGAGGAACTCAGCAAGTATTTCCTGCCGATATGCCTCATCAGTTAAGTCTGATGTGATTTCATCAAGTGCTGCTTTGCTCAGGTGCGGGTTGTCATAGCTGGTGAAGTGCCACGCCTGCCATCTGCCTGACGTATCGGCCACTGCCTTCTGGTAGAGATCGTGAAACCAATTGCGCCTTCGAGGTGTGCTTATGAACCAGGCATCGCCATCATTGTCTAGAAGCATTGGTGCGCCTACTTTGTCCCACGCATCAGGTGCGAGTAATGCGCACTCATCGAGCACAAGGAAGTCAGCGTGATCACCGCGCAGGGTGTCAGCATCGGATGCGGTCTTGACCTTGATGCGGCCACCATCCTGGAATGTGAGAATGCGCCGTTGCTCGTTGCGATGCACAATGCCTGCCTCGATGAGTTCAAATAGCCATTCTTTGCACTTCTCCCAAAAGGCGTCAGCCTGGTCTTGCGTAGTCGATGCGAGTAAGACGCGCATGTGTTCCTTGAGCATCTTCTTGACTGAGACACGAGCGGCAAGCGTGGTCTTGCCTGCACGCCTGCCAGCGTTGACCACCACACGTTTGGCGTGCGTGGCAGCAATCGCGGCCTGCTTTATGTGCGGCTTAGGCAAGCGCACTGTCAGCTCATTCGCTATCGCTTGACTCATCAATCATCCTGATCGCTATACCGCCTTGAAGGTGGATGGTTTCAGGGGCTTTGCCGTAGCAATAGCTCCACAATAATTTGATCGCTTCGAGGTTCTTGGCGTTAGCCATTTCAATCACTTTGGCAAGAACCTTCTGACGCGCATCAGGCGTGAAGTATTTATCCAGCAGATCACGAATGTTGTCCTGCTGTACTTGTGGCCTTCTGCCTGATCTTCCTGCCTTGCCTGCCATTTTTACTTTACAACCTGTAAGTGAATGAGGGGTTTAGCCTTCATATTTACTCCACACGCCTCACGCGCATAATGCGTATGTCCTCAGCGTGTGTGCCTCACTGCCATCTGCCTCTCGTGCCGCGCAATCGGTACTGCCTTGCCACGCACACGCGGTGTATGTGCAGTCACGGTGATGGTGAGTGCAGGCGGCTCAATTTGCGGTTGCACCACAACAACAGCGGACTGCGCCTGCGCACCGCCATATGTCTCGCTCCCATAAGTTGACTGACCATAGCTCACTGCTTATCCACGTAATAGCCACTCACCCTTGACTGGCTGCTGACCAGTCCACAGTTCATCATCACGCCGGAAAAGCACATCATCTATGCGGAGTGAAAAGAAAACGGTGTAGCCAATCTCATCGCCACGCCTTGCGGTGTTCACCTGAAACGCGAATGGCAGCTTGGGAAATTCCCATTTCAAATCACTTGGTGAAAGTATCTGATCCGTAGGTTTTTGATCGAGCCGATTAGGTACTACTTCTTCTGGTAATTGACTTGATGCGCCTTCTGGAATTGGCAAAGTTGAAATCAGGACTTGTAGATAATTGCGCGGCGTACCCTGACCGCCAATATCACTGGTGATGTAACCTTGCTCGTATGTCTGAATCGTGGCAAGCGTCTGATCTGCCGCTGCATTGAGGGTCACAATTTGTTCAGGCGTTAAAGCGTATTCAGCCATTTGAGTTCACCTAACTAAAGGGATAAGCCAATGCCGCGCCGCTGTTATAGAGCGCAGCACGTTCAGGCGCGGTGAGTATGCGCTTCCAGAATCCCACCTCATCTATGCGTCCATTCATAAACTCTGGAAAGCCTGCATAAGATCGTGCGCCTATACAGAAGTCGGCATTGCCGGAAGCTGGTGGAGGCCCGCCACTTCTGAAAAGCGTATCGACAGTGCCGCCGTTAGCCTGGATATTCAAACTATTGGCGGTTGAATCAAACCACACCAGAAGATGCTCCCAGTTGTTAAGCGTGGGAGTGTCGGAACAAACCAGGATACCGCCAACGCCCCCATTAAGATAAAATCGGCAATTCGTAACAGGGCCGGGGCCAGTGTAAATATCAATGTTGTAATCACGCGAATTTACAGGTGTATCGAGGTCCTTCCCAATCAACATATAGGCCGTACCCGCAACTGCCGGATAAGCGGTCAGGTAAAACCAAAGGCTAAAAGTAAAATCAATGTTCCCAGTTTGCAGTGCGGCTTCACTTAATCGGGCAAGAAACTCACTATTGGCAGAGACAAATACAGCAGAACTACCAATCACGCCCGGTGTTTGGCCAACCGTATTGTATTCAGTCAAATCCTGCGTGCTGTGCGCATCAACACGACTCCCGCTGGCCTCATCAAGTTTCCAGTATGCAACCAGATTCACGA